CAATGAAGCGTAGTCAATCTTAACCCATCTTTTTGTAAAGCCTGTTTTAAAACATCTTGATAAACCGCCAGAGAAGCCGTCTTTCTTTTCAGAATACGGAATCGCCACGCCATTATCATTACTCCATGCAGTTAGCAATAGATTCCAAATAGAAGCTGTTCCCATCGTACAAACACGTTGATATGTGGTTGGCACGATCTTGGCAAGCATGAACGACGATTGATTATACAATTCATCGACTTGCTCCGTTTCCCATAAGTCATCAAGAAGATACTGCTTAATCAAATTTTTACCATTGATTAGCTTAAGCATCTTATTAGGAATTGCAGTTGCTCTAAACCACTCAACAAAGGCTTTGTTCTCAACGAACAGTTTTTTCTTTGTTTCATTGTATTGTGTTTCAGAAAACTGATCCTTATATGCCTGTAATTTATACAGATTCTTTGCAACGTCCTGAAATTCGTCTGGAACTACTTCATATTCGTTTGTTTCGCCAATGATAAATATTTTGTTCTGAAAGTAAAAATTCGAGATATTGTTACCCTCGCCTTCAACATAAGTTCTATTCGCTTTGGCGATACCCTCATGTTTTGCGATGTATTTCAATTTGGTATTCTTTATTTCGGTATTCACAGCGGCAGTTCTTTTTGCTGCATGCATAATATCTATTATGGAGAATCCCCACATTTCCGTAGCTGTAAATCTGTCAGACGTGTTACCGTATTTAACAGAAACATTTGGTCTTCTTCTGATCGGAACGTTTCTTCTATCAACAGACGTTGGAATCGCCGCTAAATCCATATTCAATATCTCTGCTCTACCGATAATAAAGTCAAAGTCAAATTGTTCTGAGTTATATCCGCAAATAATCGCTGGATTCAAATGTACCAACAAGTTAAAGAAATCCTGTAAAACCCTTCTCTCGGATTCATCGTCATCTTCCAGTTTCACTTCAAGAATAATCTCAAAGCCTCTGTTGTCCCTGACGCCAATTGCAAAAACCCTTTTCAACTGATATTTCAAACCAGTTGTCTCAATATCGAATACGACCTTATGAACATTTTTGTATTCCTCAAATCCCTTGAAAAGCCTTGATTTTGTTGACATAAAAAATTGCTCAGTCGTCCTAGGCGAATAGAATAGATCACGATATAAGAAAGTAGGCTCACCTCTTTCGTCTTTAACGATCTTGCCATGAGCGTCTTTAAGTTTTTCGTACGGATTAATGTTGCCTTCTTTCAGAAAGTTAACAATATGATTATACGATTTGGAACTGGAAATCTTATAACAATAACCGTCGATAAGCCTTTTCTGATTACCAGTTTCAAGCTTTTTCATTGTTATGCCATATTGTGCCATTTTGTTTTCAAGCAAATCTGGTATCTGATCGAACAGATGAATACCGTTCTGTTTTAAGTCTTTACAGAACATGAAAGGTTCATAATGAATCTTAACTACCTTTGGGGCAGTATCTGGCTCATGTATTACACATTCAGCATAGTTAAAATTAGGATTGGTCTCGACATTGACCAAATATTTAATGTCTTGATTATAGCCTTCAAGAAAGCCTTTTATCTCATTTAAGACAGCCGCTTTATCCATTTATATTATTTAATTTATTGGTTACTAATTAATTCGAAGTACATTTGCAATCATAATTCGTCGTCGCCTTCGTCACTCACAATAGATGAATGAGATTTTGTTATCATCACGCTAAATGGCTTAACTGACTCAACTGAATTCCATTTACCTATTGATGGTGCTTTAAACTTATCGAATGAAATAATATCGTCACACTTGCTTTTTTCAGGTTTATTAAATTCCTCAAATGGAATTTCCAACTGTGTACCATCATAAGATTCCCTGTATTTACGATACTCATAAGCATTCTTATTAACGATCTTATTACCATCACGGTCAGTCATTGAATAGCCTCTGCTGAACATTGCTTCAAGTTGTTTATCAGCTATTTTATCCTGATAAACTTTTGGTAAGTCCATTCCAAAATACTCTGTTGTTATGATAGTTTTACATGGTACACATTCGCAACAAGGTGTATATCCCAAAATTCCATCATGTTCACAGTCATCCAGCCTAGGATTTTCGCAAGATACAACTAAATCACGATATTTGGAAGGTAATTTATCAGCCATTTGATATTTTTTCATCTTTATAATCGGAAACTTCAATGGTACAAGCGATTCGCATATTGCTCCATATGACTTATAAATGTTTTTAATATCCTTAAGGTATGAAATCGCATCGTCGTTTGACACATATCCCACCTGAATTTCCTCGACTCCACGAATACCTTGGCTAAATATCATTGCCATAATCCAAATAGGAACTTGCTTAAAATATAGGCTTCCCTCATTGGCGTCAACATGTGCCGTTAAAACATACTCAATGTGATTTAACTTGGAAGGGTAATCCTTGTTAAATTCGTTCGAGAATAATTTATACAGCAACTCAATACGGTTCTTTTCCAGCTGTGCCTTATGCCTGTTATTCTCAATTGTCACATAAATCGGCGTAACGGTATTACCGTCCATAAGATTTTTCCATACAAGATAAGTAGAATCAAGTCCACCTGAAAACAAAATAGCAACATTCTTACTCATTGGTTATTATTTATATTTGTTTTTAATCCTATTGATAACATCTGATATAACTGCTTCCGACGTTGTTGATACGTAATCCTCATTATCCATTACCTTTGTAATCTCTCTACGCTTACCTTCAATCGCATCGTAAACATATTCGTCAATACTGTCCTTAACAATCGTCGGGTAGATGTTTACAGCATCTTTCTGTCCGATTCGGTGGCATCTGTCAGCAACCTGATCATATTCTCCAACAGAATATGGTAATGTCATAATAATCATTTTGCTTGCCGCAGTTAACGTAAGTCCGTAGTTTGCAGTTTGTATTGAAGCCAAAAATATCTTAATCTCGCTATTAGGGTCTTGAAAAGTCTTTACCAACTCTGCCCTTTCCTCTACTGACTGATCGCCTGTATGAAGGGCTGCAATATTACCAAAAATTTTCTTAAATTCATACAAACTTTCTTTAAAATTGTCAACAATAATTACCTTTTCACCTGTTTCAAGTATATTCTCGATGATCTCAACAACAGATTCAATCTTAAATTTGGCGGTTAATTGCCTAAGCCTAAGCATTGTTGTTAATGCATTTTGTGCCAGTCCAGAAAACAAATCGTTAGCAACATTTTTCTCAACATCGTCATATATCTTCTGATCAGCATCACTCAATTCGAATATAATTTTCTGATATGTCTTATCAGGAAGATCAGTTAAAACCTCAGCCTTTCTTTTTCTGTGCGTGTATGGCGATATTTTGAAGTAAAGTTCTTCAAGCCTTTTCTCGCCATCTTCGTCAACCTTCCAACCGAATCCGTCTATCTCGTAAACCATGCCACAATAATACTCGTAAAAGTATTTTTTGGTTGCAAAGTCTAAAGGAGATATCTGATTAAGCACTGAATATAATTCGAATGCTCTATTAGGTGCTGGCGTTCCTGATAAATATATTTTACTAGGCTTACCGTCGATAAAAATATCTTCGTTAAATAGCTTTTTATAATTCTTATAAGTATTTGAGTCAGTATTCTTTAACTTTTGACATTCGTCACATATAACAGCGTTTATGTTTCCAACCTTAAGTTTTTCCCATTTTTTCGCCATTTTTGCCTTGTCGCTGGGATTGAAATAATCGTAATTAACGATAATGTATTTAGCCTCGGCAATTGTACATGTATTCTTTTTCCAATTGATAATATATGCCTTACTGTTGGTGAACGTCGAAACCTCATTATAATAATTGAATTTTAATGAGTTTGGCGTCACCACGATAACTTTTTTGAAGTTATTCATTTCAACATAAAGAATTGAACTCAACGTTTTTCCTAAACCCATTTCATGCGAAATTAATGCACTTCTGGTTTCATTCATAAACATTGCTGCGATTATCTGGTGAGGATATAGTTTGATAGGAATCTTTATCAACGCATGAAGGCGTTGAGAGTAATCGATATACGTTGTTTCGAGTTCGAGTTTATATTTGTCCCATTTTAGCTTTTTCTCATTAAGTTCTTTGAGTAAATTTACCTTATCGGTTTCAGCTTTCTCATGTTTTTTAAAAAGATCGACAAAAAGCTTTCGACTATCAATAGTGCCAAAGTCAAAGTGTATGTACTCAGAGCCTTTAAAACTTTTGATAAGTTCTATTAAGCCTGATACACTCACTTCCCAACATATTTTTGAGGCATTCCATTTTCTATTGGTCTGATCTAATGATTTGATCTTATCCTTTAGCTCCTCATTATATATGAATTTTGTGTAGTACCACGCTCTACGTGGAATTCTCTCACAGAATACTATTAGTTTAAAATCACTCATTATTGTATAGAAATGTAAAGTACAAAGAAACGAAAAAAAAACGTAAGCTGCAAGAGTTTACGTTTTTTTAGTTCGATTTAATTCGATATACTTAATAAAGTGATGTTTTTGTTAAAGAATCAAAAACAGTCATATCAATGTATCCGCTATTGGGAATGCTAATCTTCATCGGAAAATTTACATTAAGAAAATCCAGCTTGAATTCGCCATAATAGTTGCCGACAACAGCTGTATCGCCCAATTTAAATTCATACTCGATTGAGTACTTTGGAACAGCTAAATAATCATTGTCATTTCGATATTTGATCTGACCACTCACATTAGCAATGTGATATTCTTCCGTATCCACATTATACATGGAAAATGTTACAGCTGCATCATTCATATCTTCGTCAGCCAAGCCGTATTTGTCCAAGAACTCTTGATCCAATGAATACTTTAGTGTTGGCAAAGTACTGTCCTTCTTTATATAAAAATTCATATTAAATTATCTTTTATATAAATACGTCGCTATACGTTTGTAGGATCAATATTTTTTACGATATTTTGCCTTTCTCTATCAGCCATTAACAAACTGATCATGTCCTTATTATTGCTATTAGTATCTGGGTCACCAAGACTGTCAAAATCAATTGTTTGACAAATATTTGCATGAATTTCATTTACTATAGACCTATCGATAGGCTCATTATCAGTCGATTCAGGATTAACATAAACTATATCTGGCGTAACTTTATCAAGTTCAGCAAATTCGTCTGGAATAACAGGTTCTAAGACAGGTGCTATGTCTTCAACAACTTTCTCCAAAGCATCGACAAACTCATTATGTTCAAAGTCATTCCCTCTCTGGTTTTCGCCGTCGAATGTCGTGCCTTCCAATTTTTTATTGAATCTCTCAATACTACTATCTGTTACTTTGAGAGATTTACTGTATTTGTACATGTAGTCCTCGTCATTAATAACAATTTGCATTTTATCATTATCAAAAATACAGTCTTTAAAAGTCTGACCATCTTTAGCAAACCTTGCCTTAATAATACGAATATTTGCCAAGTTAGCGTCTTTAGATGCTGGCGGTTTAGCTACAGACATGAAGAAGTGAGCTTTCTGCAATCTCTTAATACTACCACCAGCCTGACTAGCTTCAACAAATTCGCTATCTAATCCAGCACGTGAACTCTGAATCGCCGACCATGCAGGTATATCTAAATCCGCAGATATAGCAAGAAAAGATTTAACAATCTGTAATTCAGCCTCTGTCCTATCTGGCGACTTTTTATTCGGTTCAAGACAGTCTAAATAGTCTAGTACGAGCAATTCGAATTTGATACCATTTTTCTTTTCATATCGTGATATGAAATTCTTCACATCATTCATTGTGGTATTTTCCTGACTCATTCGTTTTATAACGATTTTACCGTCATGTTTATCTTTTACAAAATCATAACACTTTCGCTTAACCTCGTCACTCCTATCGTCCATTTCACTTAAAGGGATGCCAGACCAAATAGCATAATGCTTTCGCTTTATTTGCGCCTCAGTATCTTCGAAAATTATTTGTAATACCTTTTTACCCTCAGCATATCCAGTACTAGCAATTTTTGTGAGCAATGTACTTTTACCAACGCCTGACGGTGTTAATATAAGACCTATTTCGCCCTTTCCAAGTCCGCCGCCAGTCAAAGCATCCAATACAACTACGCCTGTTGGAATTACCTCTCTAAACTCTTTGCTAAGAACACTGTCAATGTCATCCATTGCCTCAGTCCCATAATCTTCAACATCACCGATCTCAGATATGTCTCTGATTTTGTCTTCAATATTTACTAATGCTTGCTTTTGGCGTATTTCGCCGTTCTTCGTCATGTTAATGATGAATTCACCAAGCTTTCTATACTCCTGTTGTTTTATAAAAAACGTTGTTTCTAACTGAATAGCTTCGCCATTGTGATCAATATTTCTATTAATAACCCGATCATTCCAATTAAGAATTCTTTTTACTATGGCAAAAAGTAATTCTTCTTCGATTAAATTGTTTGGTGTTTTGAATTTGTTAATAGCTAATATTATGCTATCATTTTGAAGATTTGGTGGCTTGGCAAATTCATTGAAGTAATTAGTCATTATGATGAACAACCTTTTCATTGTAGGGTCATCAAAATACATTGCGCTTAGTCTTGGGAGAGTTCTTAC